TGTTAATTCAGCTTCAGCATCGATGTTGTGGAAAGCCGCAACGTCTTGAGCTAACTCAGGAGACCATTGTGCTCTTAATTTTCTTTCTGTAACAGATACAGTAACTGAATCTAATTCGAAAGAAACCTCACCGATTTTATCTTCAAATTCTAAGTCAGCATATCTTCTGTAAACAGCTTTGAAATCACCTGAAGCTAAAACTGCAAGAGTTGTTCCAGTATATCCGTCTAAAGTTTCTCCACAAGAAGGACAAGTTGGACAAGATAAATCAACCTCTAAGTAAATAATCCCTTGAGGAGAACATACGTCATTATAAGTTCCACCGTTACCTGTAGTAGCGAATGTTGTAGTACCTTGTTGGTTTAATCCTGAAACGATACCTTGACCGTATTGTTGAGTAACAACTCTAAACAATAATGAATTTGGATTACCGTTAACGTCTTCAACAACATTACAAGGAGATTCACCACTAAATGCAGTTAAAGATTTAGAATAAATTCTTAAATCAGACAAGAAAGTTTCAGTATCAACTTCATTTCCATCAGGTCCGATTAATTTACCTGTACCTGCAGTTGTGAATCCTGATAATGCAACGATGATTTTTCTAACGTTTTTACCGTTAAATTGGTTTGCTAATGCAGTTGCGTCAGCAACAACTAATTGTCCAGCAGACCAAACCATAACAACAGCTGTTTTAGTAATTGCTGTCCATTGACCTTTAGAATAGTCAAACAATCCCGGAGGGTCTAATTGACCTTCTGAACCTTCATAGAATAAATCATAAAGATTTTTCTTGAATGCGTTTGTTGTTGTGTAACCTTCACCTGATTGACCTTCAGCAACAGTTGTACCGTCTACAGCTCCGATTGGTCCGTAGTGAGTACCACCACCAACGTAATCGTTACTAGCGTCAGCAACTTGACCTGTTTGGTAACCTTGAATTTTAGGTACGAAGAAGAACAATTTACCGATTGGTAAGTTCATAGCTTGTACAGATACGATTTCATTCGCTAATAATTTTGAGAATACTCTTCTTACGATAGGGAATACAACAGTTTCGAATGAACCTGAAGACCCGTCAGAAGTAGCTTCGTTAATCAAGAAAGACGCTTGGTTCTCATATAATTGAGCTACGTTTTCTCTTAAGTGACCTTTAAGGCCTTCTAGGAATCCTAATTTATCCCATTTGTTGATTGTGTCTTCTTTAATAACTTTAAGGTGTTTTAACCCGATGTTACCAACTAGACCTGATTCTAATAATGCTCCCATTTTTTTGGTTTTTATTAATTTTAATTTATTTTTATTTTATTTTTGACATTAAGTCTTTCATTCTCAAGAACTGTGGATTCTCATATGTTTTAGATTCAATTAAGTTAACTGCTCCCGTAGACGGTGATTTAGCAATTGTTCTTTCAATTGATTCGTTCATATTTTGAACTGTAGAGTTACCTGACAATTCGTTTTTAACGACTTGATATAAATTTTTAGATTCTTTAATAGTTTCAACACCATCAAATCTTCTTAAAATGTTAATTTTTTCTTGTTTAGATGTTGAATGTTCAGTGAACAAACGTGTAGCGTAAGCCAAGTTTGAATTGAAAATTGCAACCTCATTTAATTTATTTCTAAAGATATTAAGTGCTTTTCTGTACTCCTCATTTTTTTCTCTAAGAACTTGTAGTTCAGAGTTAGAAGTATTTTCTTTAATCGCGGTATTAAAGCTTGAATGAGCTCTTGGTTTTGGTAAACCACCTTTTCTAAAGTTAGACCCTGCACCTAAAGTACGTGAAGCCTCTTTTGTCTCTTCTTTTTTACCTTCAACTTTTTTAACCATTGGTTTGTTAGTTGATGATTCTTTTGTTTCAGTTTTTTTAACCATTGAGTTTTTACCCAATTTACTTCCTGAGTTTTCACCTTCTTTGTATTCAAATCTTGCTTTACCAGTACCGACAGATTTAGGAGCCTCTTTCATTTTAGTTTTGAATCCTGTTCCTTGATTAGGTTTTGCGTCGTATTTGAATTTTGGACTTCCGATTCCAACTCCTTTAGGTTTGATAGACATTTTTTTAGATTCCATAACTGTAGGGTCTTCTTCCATATAGTCTTCATCCATTTCGTCTTCATCCATTTCGATTTCATAAACGATTTCATCTAACTCTTCGTCTTCAAAATCATCGCGGTGACGATGTCTTTTAGGTCTGAATGAATCATCTTCATCATCATCCCCATCAAACATTCTTCCAACGATAGATTCAATAGATTCCTCCATCTCACCATCATCGTACATTTCTTCGTCCATTTCGTCCTTAAACATATCAAGACCATCTTCTTCGTCTATACTAAACGTATCATCAAGATTATAACCATCTTCACCTTCACCAACAATCATATACTCTTTTCCAGTTTCTTCATCTTTAAGGTGAGTGTTTCCTTTGTCGTCTTTTGTAACAACAATGTTATCATCCGGCCCCATAAGTTGAAATACTCTTAGTACTTCGTCGTCGTCAGCGTCAGTTAAGTCAATAGTGTCTTCTTCTTCGTCGTCCATATCTTCTTCGTCATCGAAGTCCATATCTTCTTCGTCGTCCATATCATCAGTATCCATTTCATCACCTTCTTCCTCTGAATCATCACCCATATCAATATCGGCAATATCATCAGAACCCATAGGGTCTTCCATTTCAACGTCATCGGTTTCAATCTCATCATCATCTTGTTCTGATAAAGATTCTTTTACTAGGTCTTTGATTTCTTGTTTCATTGTAGAAGCAAGTATTCCTTTTGCATTTTCAGCGACTGCTTCTTCCAAATTTTTCATTTGGATGATAGCCTCTTCAACTAAAGATTTTTCTTTTGCCATTGGTTTTATATTGTTTTAATATATAAATATCTCCTAATTCAAAAAAAGTTTAAATTAAACTTAAATCACATCAGGTTTTTTATACATCCATAAATATCATCTAAAAATAAAAAGCATAAAAAAAGAGGACATTTGTCCTCTTTTCTTTAATAATCGAAATTTTAATTACTCAATCACTTCGTCAATTTTACTTTCTACGATTGCTGTGATTCTCCACTCCATCGTATAATGTTCAAAAACTTTAGTGACTTTCGCCTCAACATCAGTAGGGTTATAACCACTTACTAATTTTTCTTCTCTCATTTTTTTAATTTTTCCTGACGCCTCATCAAGTGAGTCTAAGGTTACTTTTGCGATAAAATACTTTTCTTCCATTTTTTGTTATTTATTTAATATCCCAAATAATCGTTTAATTTTTTCATTAAGTCAAGCGATTTGTTTCCGGAATCTCCAACGTGTCTTTCAACACTCATTTTTTTCTCTTCTTCTAAGTTCTCATCATAAAGATTTTTATCTTCTTTATTTAAGAATAGATATGCTCCCGGAGTAGATGGTGATGATACTAAGTCAAAACAGATTAATTCAAAATCGTCTTGTACTTCATTTTGTTCTCCAATCTTTTTAAGGGAACCGACTCCTCTTGAGGATATACCTAATGTGACCCCTTGTCTAAGGTAGTTTGCTGCTAAGTCACCTTTAGTTGATACGATACCTCTTTCGTGGTAACCTGGTGAGGTAAGTAATTTTATCTTACCCATTAGTACATTACCTTCCCACCATACTTCGGTGATTGCGTGAGACACTCTATCTAAATCTATTAGAGATGATTCCGGGTGATTTAACTCGGATAGGGCGGTACCCTTTTTAATCATTTTCTTATAATTTTCAGCTTCTCTTTTTAATATACGTTCAGGGTATAATCTACCATTTCTATTTGGGGTGTCATATTTTTGTAATACGGCATAAAACTCAAATGGTTTAGAATGGTCTAACATATCGCTAGATTCTCTAATTAAGCTTTCATTACGATTGTCATTTGGATTAATATATCCCGCATCGTACTCAACTAATATACCTTTTCCTGATTCGCTTGGTTGTAATATTCTTAATTTCATTTTAAATGTTTTAATAATAAATATTAAACATTCTCGGTTTGTAACAATTCTTCTTCCATTTTACTCTTTTTGGTTAAATAAAAAGTAAAATATTCATTCTTTGAAAAGTTTGTTTTAAAAATTTGTTCTGTAATTTCTTGTAAGGATTTTTTTATTTCAAGACCTTTGATGTCAAAACCTTCTTCTTTTAGATAAAAATTTATTTCAAGATTCATAAATGATTTTTTTCCCACATTAAGACCACTTGAACGTAAATCTAAATCAACAATAAATTTATCTGTAAAGATTTTTTTATTAATTGTTTTGTATATTGAATGTTTTATACCTCGACTTAGATTTAGGACAACTCTTGTCCAATTTTCTGATTCTTCTATTGGTTCCACCCACGTTTGGATGTTTAAGTATAGAGATTTGAGGTTTATGGAATCGACTGTTCCGTAGATAACTTTCGCAGTTTTAAAACCGGATAGTTGAGAGGTTTTCCCCTTTTTCATTAATTTTCATATTATTCTGTTTATTGTTTCCATAAAAATAGGGGTTTTTAGGTCAATAGTCAAAATTTTTCGTATATTTGTGATATATGTAATATATGATAATAGTTAAACTAAATAACAACATTACGATTGAAAAGGCTTTAAAACTTTATAAAAGTAAAGTTATCAAGACTCGTCAAAGTGGTGAACTTTTTAAAAGAAAGGAATTTGTTAAAAAATCAATTATTAAAAGAGCTGAACTTTCTAAGGCTAAGTATGTCCAAAAAAAGTTCAAGTCCGATAATGATTAAAGATTCTCTTTAAGATTCTTAAGTTTGAAATACGTAAGTTTGTCGTATTTTTCAGAAATTACTTTTGATATGGTTTCATCAATTCTTATTTGCATTGAATTATCAGTGCTAGCATTTTTCATTTCTGTTAGTTTTGTAACCACACCTTCTTTAAGTGTGTTATATTTGTCATTCAATGTTGAGTCATCTTCGGACAATAAATTAATTAATTCTTTTTTATCTGATTCATTTAAACCATCAATATAGTTTTTGATAGTTTTGTTTGCTACACTAACCATTGTTGATAACGGTAAATCAATTCCTTCAGTTTTTGTTATTGGTAATTTTTTTAAAGATTCCGCGATAACTTTTCTACTTTTAATTTTTGATTCAATAGTTAAAACATCGCTAGAGAATAACGTATCAATATCCGTATAGTTATTTTCTACTTTTTTATTTCCTACCCAAGCATTTAATTGATTAACATCTGATTGTTTTAATTTATTTACGGTATTCTCATAAATTTTAATACATTCATTGATGTAATCATTACAATAAGATTCGCTTAAAGATTTTGGAGAACTTAGTTCATCGTATAAATAAAACATTTTGCTAATGTTTTTATTTTCTATAACAAGTTTC